CATTTAAGACTCCTATATTAAATTTAAGTACCTTTGCCAAAGCTAGACGAAGATTTACGCTCTTGGAAGAGTGGCATCCGCGCATCACTTTGACGCATAAAACTGTTATCTACAGCGTCCGTCTGAGCTTGTGTTTGTTTAGCAAAGTGTTGAGTTCGCTGTGCAACAAAATCAGAAGGGGTTTTGCAAAGTAACAATCCACCAATCTCAACGTTGTCGCGGTAGCGGCTATTGGGATCGGCTAACAGTCTAAATTTGGGTTGTTCCTCGAGTGCAACGGGCTCCCAACCTTCTCGGAGTTTGGCCGATAAGTTACGTGGGTCAGCAGCGTTCAGTGTCGAGACACGAATCCAACGGTAGTTGTAGCCAGCCTGTTTGTCGGGCTCGGGCAACATCTCAGGGAGCATCCACTGCTTAGGACGCTCTTGTACCGCACGTGTTTCTAACTCTCTTGTGAGTCTATTTTCAGCCATTTTGGGCCTCCACTTTCAGGAACTCACGAACATATTGTTCAGGTGTAATTCCTAGTTTTTTAATCGTATTCAACTGGCTTTGCTTAAGTTTCACCTTGTTTGGAGATGTACTTCGAGCTACCGGGGCTACTACTGTGCTAGGTTTTGTTCTAGCGGACTCAGTTCTAGCCGTTGATTCATTTGGTATCTGTTGGCCTTGGAAGACCTCTGGAAACCGTTGCCGGATTGTTTTGTCCAATTCCGAATAATATTCTTCCGAACCGACTGGAACTCCGTTGTCTTTTAGGTCTTCGTGAACACCCAAAGCATAAGCGGTCATCCCTCTGTTTTGACCAAACCACCTGTTGCGGTTTTGCCAATCTTCAGCCTTATTGTCGGGCTTAGGAACAGATTGTCGTTGCTCTTGACGTGGTTGTACTTCAAATTGTTCCTCTTGTAAAGGGGGTAACTTAAAGTTTTTTACCTGCATTATTTTGTAATTGGCATTTTGTAAAGCTTGTTGCGCCTCAATGATCTTGTCAGTATCACCGGCATCATAGGCTTCACGGTATGCCCTCTTTGCCATTTCCAACTCCATGTTGGCGGCATTCTGTACTGTAGCAACGTACTCTTTCTCACCATTTGAGAGAATGGTTTTAATACGTTTGTTTTCTTGCAACAGGCGCTGGGCAACGTTTAAAGTTTCTTGCTGTTCACGCTGAGCAGATTCTTTTTCACGGCGCTCGTCGTGCCAAACTTTGCGCATTTGTTTGAGCTTGTTTTTGACTTCTTCGTCATACTTATCAAGCTCATCTTTCTCTAGTTCTTCAACCAGAGGTTTAGGCATAGGCTCACGGCCACGATCCTGGGCTGGGGTGTCATCCTCAACTTCAATCTCAAATGAGTCTTGTGTATCTACGGGTTTACCCTTAGTTTCATCAGGAAATTTAAATTCTTCATTATCAAATTCAGGCATTTTGTACTCCTTTATTTGCGTTTAATACCACGGGGATCATCAACAATACCCTCTACGGAGTCATCATTAATGATTCGGAATTCCCGACCATGAATTATCAAACGGGTACCTGCATGGGGGCGCACAAGGACAAAATCACCTTGCTTACACCATGCTCCGCTTGGAAAACGTGTGGGGTCTTTGTAGCAGTCTGGTCCCATATCTACAACAAATAAGACAGTTGTGAGTGTCTCTTCATTGCGCATAGTCTCATCAGCTTTGATTAAACCAACATCACTGTCTTCAAATTGTTTTTCCGCTTCCGGAATTGCGCAAAGAATACGGTAGCCTGATGGTCTGGGTAGCTGTTTGCCTTTCTCCTCTGTGGTGGCAGTGAAGTTGTAGGCTCCGACAACTTGCGGGTTGTTGGCGTCTGTAGCCAACAGGATAGAACTATTCATCCGAGTTCTCCATGGTTTGTTGCAGGTCTAGTGCATATCCTCGTGCAGTGAGCAGACCCTTGATCTCACCGCAGAGTTTCTTGTACTCTTCAAAATTTTCTACCCTGCCATCGGCCAAGTAGTCTTTAAGTTGAGCAACCTTCTCATCAGATTGCTTTACCAGTACTTCAATAATGTCCATTACTACTCCTGAGTTGTAGGTGTTTCACGATTCTTGTTTAGGACTGTTTGTAGCCCGCTGTGTAAATGGTCTCGTTCCTGACCAGACTGGTCGTGATGTTTATTAGATAGGTGTGACAACACCTCAACACCTTTGTCAATTAGGTGTTCTTGTTTCTGGTTGCGCATCTGCGCTACTGACTTCAGTGCGTCAATCTTCAACTGCTCTTGTTTGAGCGCTGCATCGGTCTGATCCTTAGTAACCTTGCGCTGCAAGTCGCCTTGCTTGATCTGCAACTCTTGTTGTTGCAACTGAACCAGCGGATCTTGCGCTTGTTGCTGAGCCTGCTGTTGTGCAGCTTGCGCTTGATTGCCAGCCAGCAAACGTTGTGCGGCTTGTGCCAGCAGGGGAGCCAAACGCGCCTCAACTTCTGGATCCATGTTGATATCTTCGCCTGACTCATCCTTCTGAGGCGGTAAACTCATACCCAACTGTTGCTCAATCTGTTTGCGATACTCAAAACCTAAGTGCTCGTTGATGTGCGCCATCATTGCGGCTTGTAACTGCTGAGCCATCGGGTTGTTCTGCAAGAGAGACATAATCTTGGGATCTTGCATAGCCGACATGTGAACCATGATGTGTGACTGGTGATCCTGATACATGAATGCCTTGACTGGCTTCATCATCAACACATTCTGATTCTCTGATACTGGATCGGTAGGCTTCTGATCTTCTTCCATTGGCACAAGTTTGGCCGCTTCTTTAATACCCAACACATCAAGCATCTGACGATGTAAGAGTGGCATGTTGTAAAGCTGGGGTGACTGCTGCGCCAACTGCATAACTGCTTGGTACTGCACAATCTTTTGCGCCATAGTTGACGCATTAGGATCGCTGACTGGAATCACGTCCACATTGTCGTAGTCGCTACGCTTAGCTTTGCGTGAACCCTCAGTAGGCTGGTAGTCGTAATCTTCTGGTGTGTAATCAGCAATGATGCTTTTTAAGAGTTTTAACTCTTGCTTCATTGAGTAGTGAATACGTGCTTGCACAGCACTCATTACTTTAAGTGTGCGCTCCAGAATAGCCAGTGTTGTACCAACGGGAGAGTTAGCAGACATATCACTGATCTGAAGATCAGCAGTGTTTGCGAAGCGGCGTCCCTCGTCAACGATCTGACCCAACAATGCCATCAATGTCTGGCTAGGTTCTTTGTATGGAAGCGGCAATAAGTTATCACGGATCGTACCGCTTGGTACATCCACATCACGCCACTCACCGGGAGAGATGGGTGTATCGTCTCCCTTTACACGCAGGCCACGAGCTTTAAAACCACCGGGCAAGTTGCTAAGAGTGCCAGCATCGACAAGCTGACGGATAAGAGAAGTACCCGACTTGGCAAACGCTCCAATAAGGTGAATAAGTCCGAAACAATAGAAACCAAATCCGGGAACATATCCATAGTGGACGTAGTGCTGTCGTTTTTGATAGGTCTCATCATCAGGCTCCCAATTGCGGCGCACGGCTAAAACTTTGCTAGACCCTTTTTCAACGGTCACAATGTAGGGCAGTTTGATACCTGTAGGTTTGCCATCTTCTTCGTGTTCATAACCAGGCAAGTCAAGGTCAACGCTCATCTCAAGAAGTTTGTAGCGGCTATCAGTTGTGGCTCTAAAGCCCATCCTCTCCGCAATTTTCTTCTCTACTTCATCCAGCACATTGTCTGGATCGCCCAATTCAATGTCACGATAAAAGCCAGCCACTTGCAAACGGCGTAGCTCGTTCTCTGTCTTGCGCATGACGTGTGTAACACGTTCAGACGTCTCTAAATTACTTGCACCATAAGGCACAACCAAATCTTCTGCGGGTACAAACAAAGAAATCTGACGATCTAAATGCGGGTCAAAATAAACTTTCTTGAACGCATTGCCAGACAAACCCAAGCCCCACAACATGCGCTCATGCTCAGGGCGGAACTCAGTCATTACGTCTGTAAGCTGGAAGTTCATGTCATCTTGCACACGAACAGCGGCGGCTTTTTTCTCGGGTGTTTCTTTACCAATGATCTGAGTCTTCACCGGACCAGCGGCTGGGAACGTACTCATCATGGTCTCAGCTTGGAACTTAACCAAAGCTTCTGATAACAGGGGGTGATACACACCGCAAGCGCCTTCCCATGGCTCGGTGCGCTCTTCAATCTTCATCCCCAAGAGTTCTAGACCATCTACATAGGTCTGCATCCAGTCTTTGCGGCTACCAATGTCATCGTCAAAGTCACTGGCCAACTCACTGGCAAGTTCCTCAAGCACGTTCTCATCTAAAAACTCAGCCAGGTTGTCATCAAATGAGTCATCCCCATTAGAAGCTTTAGGATTAAGATCAACTTCTAACTCAGTTATCTCAATATCAGGCTCCATCTCAATCTCGAGCATTGGTTCTTCCATCAGGGAGTCAAGTCCTTGTGGTGCTTGGTACAGTGCTTTATCAATAGCCATGTCTGATCCTTAATAGTACGGCTCGCGTTTGCGAAATTGCCGTGGTTCATCTTCTTCATCGGACTCTAGCCTAATAAAGCCACCACGTCTATAACGTATAAGTGCTTGTGACATGGAGTCCACCATGTCGTCGTGTTCGCCAGATGGAAAACTTGCAACCTCTTCCACAAGTTCTTCCGCCCAGCTAGTGTTTGGAACCCACACCATTCCCGACGCAAATATGTCAGCCACCGAGTTTAACCGGGCTATCTTGTCATTGCCTTTAGTCGGCGTAAATTCTTGCACTGGTATACCCATCGCACGAAGCTCAAATATTAGTGGTGACCCCGCAGCTTTTGCCTCAACCACCAGAGTATCTGGGTTCCACTCTTTGTATTCTTGCATTGCCCGCTGTTTTAACTCTGGAAACTCCATGCGAGACTTGAACGCATTGAGCAGAATAATATTTGCCCTGTTTATCCCAGTAGCATCTGGTTTATAGAACACACCCCACGTTGTGCAGGCTGAATAGTCTGAGCGTTCTGTCTTTAAAAACGCCGTATCCCATGACTGAATTAAGAATTCGCAGAACGGAGGGTCATCTTCCGGCCAAATCTGCCACCACTCACGCTTAATAATGGCTGAAACGTCCGAAGTGGGCTGCTGCATGTACTGCGCCATCCACTTTCCGTTGGGAAGTTCTTCTTTTAGTGCAGAAAGTTCTGTTAAAGACCAAAACTGGGGCCATAAGGGTTTACCCGAAGGCATAATTGCAGGAAAGTCGATCACTTCCCACTCTTCTCCCGACCTTTGAGCCGCCGCTTTGAGTACTTGACCCGTCAAATCCTTCTTTGACCAGCGTGTCATCACAATCACGATAGCTCCGCCCGGCTGGAGACGCTGACGAGGGCCAGATGTGTACCACTCATACGTCTTGTCGTAGATTTCTGGGTTAGTTTCGCTTAGTGCAGCCTCTTGCTCGGAGTGAGGGTCATCAATAATGAGCAAATCAGCACCCTTACCAGTAACAGCGCCCCCGACACCGATAGCAAAGTAATCACCGCCGTAATTTGTAGCCCAACGACCAGCCGCTTTAGAGTCGGACTGGAGCGCAACGTCTGGAAATATGTCTTTATAGGCATCTGAGTCCACCAAGTTACGTACTTTTCGGCCAAAACCCACCGCTAACTCCGCCGTGTGGCTGGTCTGAATGATTTTTTTGCCCGGATACATTCCCAGGAACCAACTTGGGAGTAGGTAAGACGCAAACTCTGACTTGGTATGACGAGGCGGCATGTTAATAATAAGCCTCTTGACCTCACCACGGGCTACTCGCTCAAAGGCACGGGCCATTTTCTCGTGATGTCTGCCGTGAATAAAGCTAGGCCACACGTAATTAACGTATGCCATGAAATCTGAAGCCGCTTTCTGACGAGTCACTACCTTCCTAGCCTCGGCAACTAGCTGTCCTACCTTTTGCTGCGCCGCTTCTGGCAGGTTTGGGAGGAGGTTTTCTGCTTCAATCAGTAGCTTCGGATCCATCTACTCTTCCTAGTTCTTCGTCCAAGTCTATGTCGTCAATACTTTTAGGTGTCTCTTTAGCTTCTACATCTACTATTGGGCCGCCATATAAAGCAAGGGTTTTCCTTAACTCAGACTCAATGTCTACCACGGTGCGATGCGTAACTGTTACGTCAATCTTCTCGCTGAACAATCCTACAGCACCAATTCTGCCAAGATTCTCTAGTGCCCGCATGCGCTGCTTGGGGTCTGGGTCTACAGACTCAGCAATAAGTTTATTGGTTATGTAATTACGCAAGCGACGCTGCACGTCTAAGACCTCTTGATCCCATTCTGTCAGGATGGCTTCGAGATTCAATATGGTTCCGGGGGTCAGGTCTTTTGCAGGGGGTAACTTCTTCGACGCCATTATCTGGTGCGATTCCATTTTGTCCTGCTGGGTAATATCAATCTCTAAACCCTGCTTAGTGAGGGCTTCGATTGTCTTGAAATAGGCATGCGCTTTTTCCCGA